CCAAATACCAAAACTACCTTCGCCATCAAATAAACCTGATAGCCAGATAATTTTACTTTTTTTTGAGAGTTTTTCGTAAGAGTTTTTTGGCATCTTTGAGTTTGATTCCTTGTGGATTGGGTCCTTTCTTAGGCGGTGGCCCATATTTTTTCCCTCCACTTAATCCTTTCCTCATGATTGCTGTAATTTCTGTCTTGCGATGTTTAATCTTTCGTCAGATTGCTCATCTTGTTGTTGTAATCTATTATATTCAAAATCTAACTTCTGAGCTTGACGCATATTTTCTTGTTCTGCCTTAAATCTTGTTTCTTCAGCTTTTCTTTGAAGATCCATAGCTCTTAAATCAACTTCTTGCTGTTTAATTTTAACTAATGGGTCTTGTTGACCTGCTTGTTGTTGCATTTCACCTTGAACTAGCTCTTGAGTGATACGTGCAGCAACTTTTGCAACCTCAGCTTCGTACATAATTTCAAATTGTTGCGGATCTTGTTGTGCCATTGCAGCCATTTCTGGATTTTGCATCAACATTTGCTTCACTTCAGCTTTTGCTTTGAATGAAACGTGATCTGAGATGTGTGATTGGAGTAATGCATACACCTGTGGATTAATTTGTACCATTCTTGATTGCATAAATGCCATGTGTGCAGCTAAATGAGCGTCATGATCTTGAAATTCAAACGCTGTAAGTAATCTCATTTGTAATGCACGTGCATTTTCCTTTGCAGGATCCTGTGGTTCAGGTTGTTTTGGTGGTGGTTTGAGTAAAGCTTCAATTTGTTTTGTTCCTAATGCTTCATAAACACGTCTATACGCTTCGTGAAGGTTGTGCATTTCTGGATTTGAGCTTGCAATTTGTAATTGTGTCTGTGCCAACGTCACTCTTTGTGCCATAGACATAATATTTGGGTCTGCAACAGGTAAAATATCAACTCTGTTATCAAAATCTGCAGCTTTAATTTGTCTTGGACCACCATAAACATCATATGGATACTCTGGTGGAAGTGATTCACCACAAATTCTTGCTAAAATTTTAAATTCTAATCGCATTGCATAGTAACATCGCTTGTGAACACCACTCATTACTCGTGATCCTCTCTCCATCAGCGCCATTGTAGTTCCAACAGCTCTGTTTTGAACGTCATTACCAATGTTTGAATCAGTTATAGCAGCAAATTTTTGTCCTGCTTGAACAACAAAACCTAAAAGATTGTATAAAGTTACACTTGGCTCTGTAAATGGAAGATTAAAAAACTGATCTCTGATGTTTCCACCAGGTGCATCAACATCTCTAAACTCTCCTGGTTGAATAGGTTGGTCATCATCTCTAACTCTAATACCTCTTGACTTAAATCCTGCAGGTAAATTTTTTAAAGTTCCTGCATCAATCAATTGTCTTAATGATTGTGTTGCAGCTTGTGATAAACCACCAATCATATGAGTTAAACCAAAACCATAAAAACCTAATCCTGGTAAAAATTTGTAATGTACAAAGTATTCAATTCTAGAATATGAAATATCATCTGGTTTGTAATTTCTATAAATTGATAAAATCTCTCCACTACCTTCATCTATGGTAACAATGTATGGAATTTTTATTTTCTTAGCTTTGTCATCAAAGTCTTCGTAATCATCTAGATTTAAATCTACATGCATTTCAAGAACGTTATGTAAATAATCATCACCTGTTCTTTTAATTCCTTCTAACTGATTTAATTTTTTCTGAACATCATCTGGCTCAGTATTAGATTCAATCAATTCTATATCTCTATAAAATCCTGCAGCTTGTTTTTTAATGACTTCGTTTTGTGTCATCTTGATGACGTGAGTAATTCTTTCACAATCTTTTAAATCTGATGCATAGTATGGCACCACTAAATCTTCTGCTGGAATAAATTTAGATACAGGTCTATCTAGCAATGCATCGTAATAAACTTTTTTAAATGTAGATCCTGATAATGGTAAATAAAATAACATCTGATCCATATCAGTTGTGTAGTCTTCCATCTCCTCCATCAATAGATAGTTCATGTAATCTTTAACTCTATCTGCTTGTTGTTCGGTAGCCGGTGTCTGTAAGCCGATAACCTGTGTTCGTACAGGACCATCACTTGGTACTAATTCTTTGTAAGCTTGTGCTTGGAACTGTGTAACTGATTCAGCGAGTAACGGATGCGTGACACCGGAAGCACCTTTAAAAGGTTTGGTTACTTCTTGGTACTTCGTTCCTAATAAATCTAAACCTTTGATGTAAGCGTCTTCCCATTCTTTTCTAGACAATTTATCTTTTTTATATTCATCAATTAAATCACTAGCCATAGATTTGAGCGTTCGCTCATCCATGTTCTCAGCTAGGTTTGCATTAAAATTATCTTGAGGTCTTTCCTCTGGTGCAGGCTCTTCACCTTCTACTTCAACAGCAAGTTCAGAAGTCCCTTCAGGACTGTCTTCTACTTCTTCTTCTAAAATATCTTCTGTTTGAGGTTCTTGTTTTTCTACTGCCATTTTGATCCTTAATTATATTTACTAATAAAGCCGCCCTCTTTTTTGTAGAGCTTCTGTGGTTTTAGCATATTAGGTGATACTTTAACAGAAAAAACGTCAGTGTACAATCTCAAGTCATTATCAGGAATATACTCATATCCTGGTGTTTGGTTTGCTCTAGTTTCAACGTGTTCAATTTGTTTATATGCTTGATCGCCTTCAACAGGTACGGTGGTTTCATTTACTCTTTTATAAGGTTTGGTTGGATCTGATTTAGATACTTTAATCACCCCTGCTTTAGTATCAAATTCTTTACTCATCTTTTTCATTAGATCAGGAATAACGGCTAGTGATTTAGATCCAGGTGTTTTATTTCCTCTTGGGTATCCATAAAATTCTTGATACGCTTTTGTCTTACCTGGTTCCATACCTCTTTTCATTAAATTTGTTGGTGCAATCGCAATATAATCTACGCCTTCTTTTGCAGCTATATTACTTAAATAACTCATTGCAGCTCTTGCTTGAGAACTTCTATCTAATAATGGAAAGTAATCAAGTTTTTCTGGTCTATTTATTACATCTCCGTATTGACCTACTTCCACATCGGATTGTTTTCCAAGTTCTTTAATCTTCTGATCTATTTTTCTAATCTTGTTTGCATTCATTTCAATTTGTGCAGGTCTTAATTTTCCACCAATAATTTCGTCACTAAGTTTTTTTCTTGATGCAGATAAATAATTTACAATAATATCGTTTTGATATGGATTAGATCTCATAGGAGTGTTTAAAGCTTCTTGACCTTGTTCTCTTAAATATCTAGCCAATCCTTGATTGGTATCTGATTGTATTTCAGAAATTAAAAAAGCTTTCTTACCATCAGATGTTGTTCGTGTATCCCAACGAATATGGGCAAGTGGGTTTTTATATTCTTCACCTGAGTAATGTGGGTTATTTCTTCTACCTGCACCAATCTTGTTACCTGGTATAGTTTCGTCTAAAACCAAAATTGCTTCTCTATAATTTTGTCCACCAGGAAAAGTGTAACCTGCTTGTTCTCTGTATTTTGGACTACGCACACTTTTAGCACTTGCAACTAAATCATCCACTTCACCCTGCATTTGATTCAATGCAATTTTTTGTTGAGTGCTTGCACCTTGTTTTAATGCAGCTATTCTCATAGATATCTGTGATGCATTATCTTCAATAGCCATAGCATTACCACCTCTAATATTTTCTCTTAAACTTCTAAACTCATCTTTTAATTTAGTAATATGATTTTTAGCTTCTCTTGATGCTATTTCATCTCCGATTGGTAGATCAACACTCGCTCTTTCTAAAGATTTCTCCATTGATCTTACTCTGCTTATTTGTTGAGCAATCACGTTTTCTGATTTAGTAAGTATTTGTCCTGGTACACCCAACTCCACTATTTTAATTCTATTTGCAGGATTAAGCATAGCCATGTCCGCTAATACTCGTCCTGGTAATTTTACCCCTGCTTCTTTAGCAGCTCCTAACAAGCCACCTGTTAAATCACCTTGTCGATTGAAGGTTGCAATGTTGGAGTCAAATAATTCTTCCAGTGGCACTTGTTGTTCTTTGTTTAACAAGTGTGTACCTTTTGCAAAACCTGTATCATATTTAAACTTGGCACCGGCAACGTAGCCATCTTCAAAGTCTTTACCAAACAATTTAAATTTCCGTTTTCCGCGATCCGTTAGCCAGTCTGCCCATTCATCTGCAGTAAACATACCATCACCTTTTTGCGCAATACGGTCATAGGCTACCGAACCAAACATCTTTCTTTGTTCAAAGGTGTTTTGATTAACACCTATTTTACCTGTATTGATTACAGTATTTTTGTTATTGTTCATCGGACTAAAGAAAGGTGGTGCTTGGATCTGTGGATCTTTTGCAACTAATGCTTTTGATTGTTCAGCAACCGTTTCTGGTAGTTTAACTTTGGATGGAACAGTAAGTGATTTAGGCAGTTCCTGTAAACCGGATACTGTGGTCGTTCTTATAGGTTCAATGGTTGTAGGTTCGGTTTTTGATTTGACTAACCTTCGCCCTAGTCTTAAAAGATTTCTAAGGGACATTGTCCCTCCTAATACATTTTTGTAGGTTTACTTCTACCTAGTTTGCAGCCTCTAGCTTTTACCATTGTGCCTTTTTTATAACCCATAGGTCTTTGCATCATACCGCCACCCATTTTTTTTGCAGGAAAAGGTTGTCCTTTTACATTTCCTCTTAAAACGTTTAAACCAGCATCACCTAATTTTTTATAAGCTTCACCTGCTTTATTTAATTTATTAGTGAATTTATCTAAAATATTTTTTTTCTTTGTTTTAACTTTTGACATATCAGCGCCACCGCCTACAGAATATTTTTTAACTTTAGCTTTGTCTCTGTTCTTAGCAGATTTATAATCTTTGTATTGTTTAGCAGCAGCATATGCAGCAGGTACCAACATTGATCCAATACCTAATGCAGTTCCAATTCTTCCTGGTAATTTTTTCTTTTTAAGAGCATCAGTTACTTTTGGTGCAACTGAACTAATTGGTTTAGTTGGATCAGCTTTCATCATTCTACCTTTACTTGCAGGTTTAATAACACCATCATCAATTGCTTTTTGTAAAAGTTGTGGAAGCATTTTTCCCATACCTTTGCCTGATCCAGACATTGTAGCAGCACCTGGGGTTGCAGTTGCTGATTGTTTTCTTCCAAATATTCTTCCCATACCTTTGCCAACACCTTTAATCATTTTACCTAAAAAAGCTTTTTGAACTTTACCTGGTTTAATAGATTCATCTTGAAGACCCATGCCTCTACCTTTTGCTTTTTCAGCTTTTAGTACAGCAAAATCTTTAGCATCAATTTTATCTGGTGGTGGAGCTTTAGAAGCAATTGCTTTTTGTTTTGGTGATAGACCGCCTGTTCTCATTTGACGTTCAGGTGGAATTTGTGGTTTAGGTGCATAAATAGTTCTAGGATCTTTACCACCTGGTTTATTTGTTTCTTCACCAGTTCTTGGATTAAATCTTTTCTTTGCGCCTAATCTATCATCTTTTTTTCTAATTGGCATAATAGCTCCTAATAATATTTATATTCTTTTTCTAATTTCATTGGCGGGTCGTCCCAATCGTCCGAGTACGTTGAAACAAATCCACCTTGTCGATATCTTAACACAGCTTGGGTCATAGAATCAACATAGTCATCATACTGACCATTAGGGAATGCTGCACATTCCTCAATAACTTCCTGTGCCCAGTGTTCGTCTAACGGTGCCCATACCATACCAGATTCAAAGACAGGTGCACAGCTATTTATTCTAGTATGTTTATCTCTTC